AGCGTCTCTCTGACCTTTAAGAAGTCATCTGGTTGCCTTAAGGAAACCTCGACCATCATATCCACAGACCAAGACACGTCTTGCTCTTCACTCATCTCACTCCTCCAGTATTCAGTTTTGATTTGATCAATTCGATCTGATCATTAGTCAGAATTCGTAATGCATCCCGAGCTTTGTCATTGTTATAACCAAAGTATTGCTTAATAAGATCAAGGTTCTCTGCCTTATCTTTTTTAAGCCAGGGACTGTAACGACGCTTCTTTCTGAGACTATTTAGATAAAACGAATATTGCATATCCTTGTCTAGGTGATGCATCTTATTAATCTCATTTGCATATAAAACTGAATCAATATGACCTGACAAACATTTGTTCACAATATAAGATGGATACTTCTGCATCCAGTCAGGACCACGTTCTTGAAGATCCTCCTTAGTCCAGTTAACACTGTTGAGGTAGTCAGATAGTTTGTAGTTGCTCATTGAAAAGATCTTCTAGGGGTGATTTGTTAGTGTAATTTGTTATTAGCAATTCCTTACGTTTGGACTGATCTAGATTATAAGATCCAGTTGATCTCATAGTATAAGTCAGATCCCACTCTGTCAAATTATAATTTTCAAATAATTTTTTAATAGATTTGCTAGAGTTATATGTGATCATCCACTTCTTACCAGACGTAGAACAATCTAATGCAAAGGTATCGTGTGTGAAGTTCCTATGCATTGTACCACCCTTCTCTCCATAGAGGAATGACTTGATATCATATGGTGGATCCATAAAGACAAAGGCATCCTCAGTATCCTTAAGAAGTGTAGTGTAATCTAAGTTTGTTATCTTCCAGTTCTTAATGATATCAGAATAACCTGATAGTTTATCAATACCTCTCTGTGAGAAGTTTGAAACAGATGCTTGTGATGAAAACGATGAGTTCTCTCCTAGTCCTGAGAAAGAACACTTGTTAAGAACATAGAAGTATGCTGCTTTATCTTTGTATGCAATATCATCTTCCTTTACTCTCTCCTTAGCATCCAAAAACAATTGTTTAGCAGAATCTGGATCTGGATGTTTTTGTTTTAATTGTGTTAGTTTATTGGAAAGGTATTCACCATCATCTCTCAATGCTAACCAAAAAATATATAATGGTTTATACTTGTCATTAACCCATACAGGTATGTCTGGATTTTGTTTAGTAAACTCTAAAGCAACAGAACCACCACCTATGAATGGTTCACGATACTCTTTAATATCAGTAGGGAACTGTCCAATAAGATACTTCGCTGCTCTGGATTTACCTCCAGGATATCTTAATGGTGTCTTCAATGCTTTCAAAATAAATCCCTCATAGTTTCAGGTTCGGGTGGATGTGTCTGATATACAAGACTGTATCTCATAGGAGCATCCTTCATAGGTGGACGTGCACCGTGCCATAGTTCACTAGTAAATTTTACCAGTCTTCCGAACTTTGGCACAACACTCTTAACAATTTCTCCATCTTCTAAGAAGATTGTTTCTCCTCCCATACCTGCGTGCCAATCAGGATTACAATAGATCATATATGTTATACCTTCTGGACTATGTGAATCTGTATGTGGTTTAGGACAGTCCTCATATGTGAACGCATTGTATAAGCATCTACGTACTTTAGGACTACCAATTAATTCTAACCACTTCTTTGCAATAGGTTCGAACTCACCGTACTCCAAATCAAATACTCTACCAAGACTAGGTACCTTATTTCCAAAGGCATCACCTAATTTTTCCCATTGAGTATATGCTTCGAAGTACTGATACAGTTCCCATACATCAGTGAACTCAAATAGATCATCAGTATACTCAATCATAATGCCATTTGTGGTCCGTGTCCATAACCAATGTCTTCTTCACCGTGTCCTTTTCTTCTTAACTCATCATCTTGTACTAACTTACAGTTAATCATATTCTGTCCATATGGTCCTTGATTAATAGGACCAGTTGGAAATGCATTGAATGAAATATTTGCTCTTACAAAATCTGCAAAATGTGGTGCAGTAAAATGAACTAACCAACTTGGAAATATTACTAGGGTACCTGGTTTATATACAGGTGCTTCTACAGCGTTCTCATATACTGCTGAGATTATTTCTAACTGATTATATGCTCTTGCTTGCACAGGGTCTTGGAAGAGCGTAGGATACCCATCTGTAAGGCAGTAGGTGCCACTGTAGTATGACATAGGGTGTCTGTGTGGTTGATGGCATCCACCACTGTTAGGGAGCGATACAACCCCCCAAGCAAGACTTACCTCAAACTTACCCCACATTTCAAACTGTTGATCTTTCTTAACTTCATCTAAACATTGATCAATCCATTCAAAAGTATTTTTAAATTGTGGTAAGCAATGTAAATTACCTTGTGTAGTCTGTACAAGATTAGGCAGATTAAAATTTCCTCTCTCAATAGGATCTAAAGCATCAAGAGTTTCTTCTACTAACTCAGGACCACTCTCAAATGTAAAGAGTTCTACAGGAAAGATGGGATGCTTTTTCATTTCTTCCAAACACACATTGAATCATATACACTCATATGTTGAGTGATATTATTTTGTTCTCTAAATTCTTCTACTGCTCTCTGAATAAGATGTGATTTATAATCGTGACCACATATCAATCCACCATATTTAATCTTAGGATACCAATCATTTAATTCTTTAAGTGCTTGTTCATATGTCATCCAAGCATCCATAAAAATAAAATCAAAATGTTCATCAGGAAATGTGATAGCTAGATCCTCTATGTTACCTTTGATAATTGTTGATCTATCTTCTTCACCAGAAAATCTAATATGATGATGTGCCATAAACTCAAAGATTTCCATCTCTGCTTCACCAGTAGAGTTGGAAGGACCAGGTTCATTATCTTCTCTTAAGTAATCTGTATAAGGTTCCCAGTTATCAATACCAGTAAGGTGTTTAATATTAGGACAAGCTTGTAACAAAGTACAAAAACTTTGTGCACGATCTACCCCTAGTTCGAGACCAATAAGATTATCACCGTGCATACCAATAAGATGCACAACAGATCGTACATCCGTAAGAGAGTTTTTAAAGTCATAATTCATTTAAACTGACACCTCATCATAAGTTCCGTCATACAAGCAACTAGATTAATCTCTTGATCTGCTACGAATGCTGCCTTATATTGGTACTCACCAATAACAAGAACTGCTTCAGGAATAGATGCAGATTGCAAATGATTATATAACGAATCATATAACTTTCTCATAATCTGAGTTGGTTCACTATCTAGGTTCTGAACCACCCATTTTTTCATATTGGTAAACTCTTTCTTCTTAAGATATCCTACAAGATCTTGCAACTTAGTATCTGTTACAGCAGCAAGTACACCTGTATCGATCTTACCAATAGAACTATATCTCTGTAACTCATTAAGAGTTCTTCTAAAGTCAGGGAAATACTTCTGAATTAATGCTACTAATACTTTTGGTTCTGCTTCTACCTTCTGCTCTGTAAGGATATCTTGGATCCTCTTAAAGAACTGAGCAGCAAGTACCTGCTTCTCCTTACCATTGATACTAAAGTCTACAACTGAACAACGTGAATGTAATGGTTCAATTATTCTGTTCTTGTAATTGCACGTAAATATGAACCTACAGTTCGAGGAGAATTCCTCGATAGTAGCTCGTAACAATAACTGTACGTCATTTGTGGTGTTGTCTGCTTCATCGATGATGATGATCTTGGCACCACCCACGAGGGAAACAGTTGATGCAAAGTTTTTCGCTTGGTTTCTAACTGTGTCGAGGAATCTTCCTTCATCTGATCCGTTGATGACATAATAATCTGCTCCTAATTCTTCACACAATGCCTTAGCAACTGTGGTCTTACCTATACCTGGTGGACCTGACAATAATAGATTTGGAATCTTTTTGTTTGCTACAAATTTCTGTAGAACTGTTTTGATGTTATCAGGAAGAATACAATCCTCGATATTACGAGGACGGTACTGTTCACACCATAAAAAATCAGACATAGATCGACTCAGGGGATTGCATAATATTAAATGAGAATATAATTCTATCCTCTGCAGCAGCGTGTGGCAACGACTGATGCATACATTGTGATGGGAAGAAGATTATATCACCCTCTTCACATTTTGGAATCTTCTCATCAATAAATCCAGACCAAGGATCTGGAAATGGTGAGAAGAAACAAGTTGGTTTATGTGCTCTACCCAACTGTGCATAGAACACTGCTGAGTAACCTATAACACCGTGTGTATGTACAGGATGCATTTGGTTAGCACTATATCTCTGACACCAAGAACTCAATACCTGTGAACCAGGATTCTCTTGAGCAAAAAATTCTAATGGTCCTCTAAGAACTTCCATTAGATCCATATGATATGGAGGTTGCTCACCTCTAGTGAAGTACCTATGGAAATCACTATAGAAATGTTCTAGGTTACAGTCAGGATCATCCCAGTTAATCGAAGATAAAAAATCCCTCTTAACATTTTGCCATTCAGGTACGTGACATATAAGACACGGTAGTCTGAACAAATCTGCTTGGAGGGATACAAATGTTGGAATCATTTTATGTCTGGTTCAAGAGCAATATAATACTCTACATTGTTTGCTGCTGATACAAAATGACTTACTTTATTTTTAGCAACACTAACTGCATAATCACCTGGTAGAATCTTAAGATTCTCTACCTTGAAACAATAGCAAAAGTCTTCACTACTTGTGTTCTTACCGACTGGAACTGAATACGTATTTGATGTCTCGTTCTTCTTATCACATACTTGTAACCTAATGTCCTCGCCTTTATTATACAAACATAAATCAGGTACCTGATATACACTTGCTGCTCTAATAAGATCCTGTAAAGTATCTGTCTTAAGACTAAACTGTACATCCACATCTGGCATCTGGATACCTTTATTAGGTACAGATGGAATTACTGAAGGGTCAGAATAGTAGAACGTTCCTCTTGAGTTAGAGGTTTCGTCTGTTGTGATAAGCTTCGAAGAGTTTGAGAAGTCGAAGACTGGACTCTCAAAGAGTGAGAGAGTAGATAAGAAATTACCGAGATCATAAATGG